GGATAGTTCCGACCAGTATGAAGTTATCGCCACAGGCACCTTGACCATCGCCGCGCCTTCTGGGACGCCGACTGACGGCCAGAAACTGATGCTGCGGGTGAAGAACAACGGCACAGTGACGGCGCAGACGATCACTTGGACGACCACTTCCGGCGCGTATCGCGTTATCGGCGTGACGCTGCCGACTGCCACACCTAGCAATGCCACAACCGGCGTGGCTTACATCGGTTGCGTGTATAACTCGGCGGATACGTATTGGGATGTTCTGGCTGTGGGGACGCTGTAATGCTGCGGGTTGCCATTGTGGATGACGTGACCAACATCGTTGATAATATCGTTGTAGCAAACTCGCTCGACGACTGCGGCCAGCCGGGGACGTTCGCCATCGACGTGACTGACGGCCCGCCATGCGCCCCTGGCTGGATTTACGACCCCGCCACCGGCCTGTTCACTGATCCGAGCGCGTAATGGCAACTCGCACCGTCGTTTATACCACGTCCAACACGTCGTCGGGCTACCTCATGCCCTATGACATGGACGTTACTCAGCCGTTTCAGTTGATTGCTCTGGGTGCTGGTGGCGGTGGTGCGTTCGGAACAACTTTCGGGCAAGGTGGTGGCGGTTCTGGCGCATGCGCCTTTACCAGCAGTGTTACTGTAACTGCTCCAATCACCCCTGGCCTTACTAAGTTGTATGTGGCCATTGGCGCAGGTTCCAACGGGGCGGGCGGCGCTACCTGGGCAAATATTGGCACCAATGCAAGCCCTGGCACAGGTTCCACCGGAACCAGCGGTGTCCTGGCGGCTGGCGGCGGTGTCGGCGCTAACCCGTCTGGCGGCGCTGGCGGAACTGTTGCCAACAGCGGCGGATCAGTAAAAGTTGTCGGATCTGCTGGTGGCGCCGGTAATACCACTAACAGTGGCAACCGAGGGGGTGGTGGTGGCGCGCCCATGGTCTCCCTTGCTGGTGTTGGTTACACAGCGGGTGCGGGTGGGAGCGGATACGCTTCAGGTAGTGGCGGCTCAGGTGGTGGCGGTGGTGCATCTACAGCCTCAGGCGGAAATGGAGTCACAGCGAACAATGGCACCAGCACTGCGGGCGGCAACGGCGGAAATTCTGGTTATGGTAGTGGTGGAGGATCAGGGGCCACATCGTCCGCAGCGGCTGGAAATGGGACGTTGGGTGGTGGCGGCGGCGGTGGCTTTGCTACTACCAATACCATTGGTGGGCTTGGCTCCTACAACAATGATTTTGTGGATAGTTTTACTGGGGTGGGTGTTGGGGCTGGTGGCGGCAATGGCGGCTCGAATACGACTCAGCCTGGACAGGCACCTTACGGCGCGGGCGCGGGCGGTGCTTCAGCCAGCCCAGCCATCGGCGGCAACGGCTTCGTTGTCCTCGTCTACACCGTTGCCACGAACACCGAAACGCAAAAGACTGTAGTGTTCACCACCACAGGTGCCAGTTCTTATACGATCCCGTCTGATTTCGATACGACCAAAGCCTTCCAACTAATCGCGCTTGGCGGCGGGGGTTATGGCTCCATATCAACCGGGCGAGCATACGGCGGTGGTTCTGCGGCTGCCGCTTATACGGGAAAAGGTTTTGTCACTGCGACAATAACGCCCGGCTCAACAACGCTTTATATGTCTATAGGTGGCAGCGGAACTGCGACCTGGGCTAACATCGGAACCAATGCCAGTCCTGGGGCGGGATCGACGGGAACCAGCGGCGTTCTTGCGGCATTTGGTGGCACCGGAGGCCCCACGGCTGCCGGGGCTGGTGGAACAACCGCCAATTCTGGCGGGGCAATACTTGTTGCAGGTTCTGCTGGCGGCGCGTCCACCGTCTCTGGCCAGCGCGGCGGCGGTGCGGGCGCTCCGATAATCAACCTATATGGCACTTCGTTTTCTGGTGGCGTCGGTGGCGCGGGTTTCACAACTGCTGGAACTGGATCTGGTGGCGGTGGTGGCGGGGCCAGCACAAAGGGTTCTGGTCTTGTGGGTGGAAGCGGCACATTAACTGCTGGTGGCGCGGGCGGCAATGATGGCGCGGGCGATGCGGGCGGTGCTGGCGCGACATCATCGACTGCTGCGACGGGCGGCAGTGTTGCGGCGGGCGGTGGCGGCGGCTTTGGCTCCACCAATTTTGCTGGCGGCTTTGGTGGGCAAAACACGGCAGGTTTTACCGACTCAACCACAACGGTTGCGGTTGGAGCGGGCGGTGGCAATGGTGGCACATCCGGCTCATCCTCTGTTTCTCCATCGGGATACACCGGCAACAACTATGGTGCGGGTGGTGGCGGCGTGTATGATGGACTGAACAATCTCTGCATTCCCGGCAACGGCTTCGTCGTCCTCGTCTACTATTCAACCGGCACAGGCCCAGTAACCAACACCACCAACTTCTTCTTCATGTTCCGGTAGACCGCCGTTTTTGAACTACCAATTGCTTTAAATTGCATCGACGGTGTTAATAATTTATGGTCTAACAGCGCAGCAACGCGCCTAAATCCGGAGATTTGTAATGTCGTCTGTTTTGGTAACAATCGAACACACGGTTGAAGAACTGAACTCCATTTTGATCGCACTGGCTGAACGCCCGTTCAAGGAAGTCGCTGGTTTGATCGCCAAACTTCAAAGCCACGGGCAGCAAGCACTGAACAACACCACAGCTGCCACGCCCGAGCCGGAAGTCCAAACCCCGCCGGCAGCTTAACGGGAGCGACGCAAATGGACGCGCAAACCGCTATTAACCTCGTTGGTGGAGCTATACTGGCGATTGTTGGGTGGGTTGCGCGTCAACTCTATCAGTCCATCCGGGACTTGCAGCAAGACATCAAAGGCATTGAGGTTTCATTGCCTACGAACTACGTTCAGAAAACCGAATTCAACAGCAACCTCAAAGAAATCAAGGAAATGCTGAACAAGATATTCGACAAGCTGGACGACAAGGCGGACAAGTGAAAAAGTTTTTCACCCACCTGTTTACCTCTGCCGACAACACCACGTTCGACTTGGGCCGGATTTTGTGGGCAAAAATGGGGCTGACTTTTGTCGGTCTTTCTGTCTGGTTTTATGGTTCGGGCCATGGGTTGTTCGACCCGGTAACGTGGTCGGCAGGAGCGGCGGGAATTTTGGCGGGCGGCGCAGCCAACCTAAAAATCAAACAGTCCACTGAGCCGGGAGATCCCAATGCTGGCAATGTTAGCTGAACCGTTTGCCAAATACATCGCGGCTGCTGTTGCGGTGCTGGCGTTGGCGGCTGGCGTTGCTTTCTATGTCCACTCGGTAAAAGTGTCCGGAATGGAACAAGAGCGGGCTGCAGAGGCCGCCGTGTCGGCCAACCGACAACTATCAGTCGCGCAAAACGACGCGGCCATTGATGCCAGTGTTGCTAAGATCAAAGACCCCCAATCGGCTTTGAAATTCGAATGGGAACGCCACGATGACAAGTAAATTGGCCTTACTAATGTCGGCAGTAGCCTTGGCGGGGTGCGCAGTTCCGCCGGCCAAATTAACCGACACGGGATGTTTGTGGGCGCTTCCCATTTATATTTCGGACAAAGATGTGCTGACTGATGGTACGGCGGCACAAATTCTCTCCCATGACGAAAAGTGGAAGGCCAATTGCAAATGAGTTGGACCTATAGCCAACGCGGCACACTGTCTAAAGATGGGTCTTTCGTTTCTAGTGGTTACTCCGGCATCGGAGACGGATTAAACAACCACGCGGACGAAGGGGTGGCTAATGTAGGCCCTATCCCCCTGGGGAAGTACTCCATCGGGTCGGCTTTCACTCACCCGGAGTGTGGCCCCTTGACTATGCGTCTGACCCCGATGCCGGGAACCGAAACTTACGGTCGAGACGGGTTTTGTATTCACGGGGACACTCAGTCGATGAATCACACAGCCAGTCACGGCTGTGTGATTCTGCAACACGACGTTCGGGTAACGATAGACTCTTCCGACGATAAGACTTTGGAAGTCGTCCTTTAAATTTTGAATATCGCTCGATTTTTAACCGTTCGGGTGAGAGTTCCCAGAGCCATGCCGTCGTTTGCGTGAACGGAAATCGAATCGTATTCGTTAAACAAGCTTATGGCGTTAGAAAAATCGATTCTTAGCAAATCGTCGATGGTCCCATAATGCCGATACACCCAACCCGAGACGCCGCCCGCGTACCAAGCAATATACATGTCCCGGATGTTCGCGTTGATGGGTTCGGGTGCCGGGTCGTCGGCCATTGACAAGAACAGTTTGATCGAAGTCCAAATCGCGTTCATTTGGGAATCCTCAACTCAGCTTTGCTGTTGTTTACTAACATCCCGAATTCTTCTCGGGTGATCCACACAGGGTCGGAAGTTTTGAAACTGACATACACCAAATTGTTTATCGATGCGTCAACGTGGAACGCCGACATGAGTGGGTTTTTCGGGTACCACCATTGTCCCACTTCTATCTGCATGCCAGTTTTTCCCTATTAATCACCGTAACTGTCACTGCGGCCAGTCCTCGTTTGGCAATCCCCAGTTTTTTGCCAGCAGCCTCTGACAGATCGATAATCCGACCCCGCCGAAATGGACCACGGTCATTAATGCGCACCACCACGTGCTTGTTGTTGTCTTTGCGGGTCACAAGCACCATCGTGCCAAATGGTAAATGCCGAGAAGCGGCTGTCATGGCGTGTCGGTCGAAGACCTCTCCGTTGGCGGTGAGGTGCCCCTCGTTGTACCAGGACGCCATGCCCGTGTCAGCTCTGGCGGGTAATGCCGACAACATGCACAGTGCAGCAAACGCAATCGTCTTTTTCATATCATGACCCTTTCGGATGTCGGTCCATGGTGATGTTGGGCTGTAACCGGATATGACTATTTTGCCACGTCCAGCATTCGCCCGTGTCGTCTTGGAAACACACCCACAATAGGTTATGCTCCATGCCATAGTCTATCACAAAATGGGCCATGGCTTTTCCTTTAGGTGTAACCAAAGGAAGTGGCGGATTGAGTTGCATCATTTTCATAATTCCTCTATAACGGCATCCCCACGACTTAACCACAGCTCGACGCTAGGGTAAAGTGTGTTTGTTGAATTTGTAGTAGGAAAGTGGACGCGGCAAAGGAGACACCCCTGCCAACTTTGCCGCGTCTCACCTCATCGTCACTTAGCGTTGCTGGATTCAACGGAAAAAGCGACGGGACTCGCTCCAGGGACGTAGAGCGGACTACTGTTATACCATAGGGTACTAAATAGTTCAAGACGCCAAATTCGGGTTTCGTTTGGGTAACTCGTCCGCCCGTGAGTGTGGTCGGCAGACGGGGAAATCCGTCACAGAATTACTTTTTGAGAGTGTTTCGGTGATCAATAACTGCCTGAACGAGCGATTTTTTGTCGTGCAGAGCTTTTAGCACATGCTTTTCTATCTCGCTGCTTACGAAATCGTAATAACTTACTGGCGATTTTTGTCCGTATCTGTGGTTGCGATCCATGGACTGCTCGCGGTCCACCAACACGAAGTTATTTTCGAAGAACGCGGTGGTATAGCAAGGCTGGTTTGGGCCTCCGAGTAGCGTATGCCCCGCCGAACCCACCGACACTTGGGCCACGAGCACTCTTGGACCGCCATCCTGGTTGAACCGGCTCTTTTGGGCTTCCATTTCTTCGATAGTCATTCCCCCCACTAAGAACGCACACCCTCCCGGCAAGGTGGATAGTTCTTCGACTAGATATTTGGAGGTTGGCCGAAAATGACAGAACACAAGCAATTTGGACTCGCCTAACCCGTCTAGCAAATCCAGCAACGCCCGGTATTTTGGCAGTTTGTTCAACGGTACTAAAGTATGCGCTTCTTTGTACTCGTCATAAATGAACCCTGACGATATCTGTTGCAACTTGCCCATTTGAGTAACGACTAGCCGGGCAAGGATTGGGTCGTCCGGCGCGCGGGATTCTACCTCTACCAGGAATTCGGTCATCATGGATCGGTACGCCGGCTCAAGCTCTTTGGGCATTTCCAACGGTATTACGACCGGGGGCATTTTAGGAGGTAGGTCGGTCCATTCGGATTTCAAAGCTCGGAACGAACATTCATCCAAAATCTGGTTAAGCTCGGGCAATCTGGCCTGATTTATGCCAACAATCTGTTTGCCCATGTGCCCTCCTCGCAGGGCATACCGGTTTCGAAACACAAACTGGTTTAGCCCGTTCAGCTGCCCTGCCAATTTCAGCTGAGGATACAGGTCCATGACCGACTGGCTCATGGGCGTTCCAGTAAGACCTCGACGAGCAACGCAGTCCTTAGCCAGACCCAGGACGCTTTTGGACCATCTAGAACCCGGCGTTTTAATACGATGCCCTTCGTCCACTACCAGCATCGTAGGCGCGCTGTTGGCCAGTTCTGACGCCCGGTCATACCCTCTGCCCCATCCTCGCCCCTGTCCGGCGAGCGACTCATAATTAACTATGAACACGTCCGGGTTGGCTTGGGGTTTGTCAGGCCACACTTCGATGCTTAATTTTTCCGGAATCCAGCGTTCGATTTCGGCTTTCCATGCCAACCGCATCGAATTTAGAGTGACTACAATCAGGCGCCGGGCTGGTGTGCCGTCTGTACGGGTTCGCCATCTCATAAAATTCTGAAGGGCCACGGCGGTTTTGCCTAAGCCTTGCTCCAACCACCAATTATACCCACGCTGGAAACCCGCTTTCTGGTCAGATATGCTTTGGACCTTGAACGGTTCGCCGTTGAGCAACCAGCGTGGATATTCGGACATATTAACCCCAATCAGTCGATAAGTATGTTGGAAAAATGGCCCTCGCCGTTGGCCTGAATAGCTTTAAACACATCCTCCCAAATGCCGCTATCATTTAACAACGAAGACTCAGTCCATACCCGTTTTAACCGGGAATAGCTGTTGCCCATAGGGGTGGTCGGTTTGTAAAAATGGCCGACGCTGCTGTTACCCAGTTGTTTTTCGGTCTGCAAATACACCAACTCGTCGATCAAGTCTGCTGCCTTGATTAACGACCGTATATCGCCTTCTTGCTTAGACGTCCGCCATGCTTCCAGATGATCAGGAAAGCGCAAACTGATATAATCCGACTCGACCCGAGTAACTCGACTGTCGTCGGCTATAGCCCGTTTCGCGGGTCCAGGAATGTCAGAAGTGGCCGCTTCTGGAAGATCATGAACCAAAGCAGCTTTCATTAGGTTCGCTTGGTCCCCCTTCCATCCTGCCGCGTGTGCCAATTGTAGAGCATAAACGGTAACGTAATAGCTATGTTCCGCTACGCTCTGGGTCCGATTGCGGCGAAGGACGCTCCATCTCGGAACGAATGTCAGTTCCCGGAGTTCCCGTTCCAGCATTTCTCATGACCCTTTGTTGTTTCAGCGCGGAAATCACAAACCCCAGCGCAAAATTAGCGATGTCGGCACTTTCAAGAATCATATCGAAGGCGCTGCCACGGCTGGCAGCTTCTTCCAATTCGTCCACTTCTTCACGCAGTTTGGCAAGCAGGACGGCTGGGGGACAATCCCCCAGAAATCCTTTGTGCTTGTTGAGTTTGAGCTTATAGCGCTGGGCATCGGCCATGAGGGCCAGAAATTCGTCGTATTCGGCGTAGGAACCAAACGTAGCCATGGCTCATACTCCTTCGGAAGCCACCAAAGCAGATTTTTCCGCCGCCAGATATATCAAACGGTCGCACTGGCCGACACGAGGACCCCAGGAATACACATGGGCGGGCTGTAGTCCTGCGGTTCTCTCCACTGACCGCATGGTATACGCGAAATTTTCCAAGGTATCCTGCGATTCGTGCGCGTAAAGGTAATTGGTGAAGGTCAGGTATACGATATCAGGCCGGTTAAGCCGCAACGCGTTTAGATACTGGTCGTGCGACCACGTGGCGATACGACGAACGCGCTTAGTAACGGTGGTCCGCTCTGGGACTACGTTTTGGAACTCTGACCATTCGAGTTCGAGACTGCCGGCGGCGAAATCGCCGGAATAGCCAACGGTAGCGCCAGCCTCGTCCGTAATGTTGCCAACTCGGATCGGGAACGTGCGGCAGACCATGGCGACTTTGCCCAGATACTTTGGGTTAATCCCGGCGTCGGTCATTCCCTGTCCTACCCAGCAGTCGCGGGAAGTGCAGTGAGGAAAGAATCCACCTGCATTAATGCTCAGGCCGGTTCCTTGGGGGATCTCAATGGAAACGGCGAACATGCCACTTTCCAGCATTGCGTTCAGATCCAGCATCGCCACTCGGAACGGCACGTCGTCGCGGAAATGACCGACAGTGGAATGATTTTCGCGGCGGATTTTTGAAACCAGAGCTTCGCCCACGCCCTTTTGGGTAGAGCCGATGGACCGAACCGAACCAGTCTTCTCAGTTTCCTTGTGCTTGGTCGAGATCAGCGCTGCCTGAGGGTGGACCACAATACGCGCCCACATATGGTCTTCGTCTTCGCCAGTGACGGCACACACGTCGTGTACCTCTTGCAGGAATAGGTCCAAATCCATGATGGACCCCGCGTTAATGTAAATGCGGGAGTCTGACAACATAACGCCGATAGTCGGCAGGTGGTAGCAGACGAATTTGCGTCCGTCGTCCAGCACCGTGGTATGCCCGGCTTGTGCGCCGGCATTAGTAGTGCTGATGATTGGGACGTCCACGGAGCTGCTAGTGATAGCCAAATGAGCGGCTACCAGCCCTTTAGCCTCACTGCCGAACTGCCCGCCCACTACCACGGATGCAGTGCCGGCTTTGAAAAATTCTACCATAGGGTGTCTCCTTAAGATTCGTATTTGGATTTGTCTTCAGCGTCTTTGACTCGTTGGCGATCCTGAACGGCAGCAACAAGCAAAGCGTACCCGGCGATGTCAATCCAGCTGTCTCGGTGGTCCCACCCATTGCAGGCTAGCCTGGACAATTTGCCCCGGATCATCTCAACGGCGGTTGCCACGGTATGGCTAACGGGGGATACCCCAGAGCTGGGCAGTACTACCAGTTGGGCGAACCCCAACGCCGCAGCAATATTCTGGTTAATCGCCGCATTGTCCTCGAAATCACTGTAATTAGCCCCACGTTCAACCAGAGTGGCGTTCAACTCTTCCAATATCTTCTTCACGAACCCCGATATAGGGGGGCGAGAATTTGTGGTAAAATCACTGGCCATGATTTGCCTCTTTTCCTTTCTACTGACTTTGCTCTGAATTCTTCGACTGTGGGGTTGTGATTAGGGTCTTGGCACGTATAGATATACTCGGATGTCCCTTCCTGACAGATCGCAAGCCAGCCGCAGTGACTACCTGCTAAGTGCATCTGCATTAAAGTCTGCTTTTGTAGGGCAGTCAAACCATTTGCGATTGGACGGTTAGAACCCGGTTTGGGCAGCGTTTTCCAAAGCTTTACTTCCACCATCAGACTGGGGAAATTCGGCATTTGGAGGAATAAATCAGGAATGCCGCCCAGGAACCGGTTGGACAGCTTAAACGCGAATCCTCCGACCCCCTTGCAGGCTTTTACCAAGTGAGTCTGGTACTGTAATTCGCTTGCCATGACATGCCCTATTGTAGATAGTGTTTATCTTTGGTGAAAGTGGCATCTGCCCAGTTGGCGCCCACGCCATACTCAGCTCCCATTGGCACTAGCAACGGCGTCGTCTTACCTGGGCCATAGTCCACCATTAGCCTGAGGGCCTCCATAACAATCGCCCGGCTTTCAGGTGTCGGGTGGGCCTGGAACGACAACGCATCGTGCACGGTGTTAAGCATGTGCACGGTGTCTCCGTTTTCCTCCAGGTGTCGATCTATCTTAACCATCGCGTCTTTGATGATGTCGGCATTCCCGCACTGCAACAACCGATTGACGGCCTTGTAGGAAAACTTGGGGTCGTCCAGTCTAGCGCGCCGCCCCATCAGCGAAATCACGAACCCTCTCGAAGTCATCTGGCTGGCAGCCCGTTTCTGCAAATTCTTAATCTCTGGCATTTTGTCGAAGTACTGGTTGTAAACCTCGTCCGCCCGGTCTCCCAACATTTCTCGGATGCGTGTCAGCCCCCCGCCTGTAAGCAGAGTTTGGTTAAGCCGCTTGCCATCCTCCCGGTCTATACCTGCAGCAACCGCCACGGCGGTGTGGGCGTCAACGGGCGGGTCGGCCAAGTATCCGTTTACTAACACCTCGGCTTTGCTGTAGTGGGCCAGCAATCGTGGTTCGCACTGCGACAAATCGACGTCCCACCATTCCATACCCTCGTCTGGCAGGAACACTTGCCTAAATAGCTGGGCCAGTTCTTTATTCCTCTTAGGCACTTGTTGCAGATTGGGGTCAGAACAACTAAGGCGTCCGGTTACGGTACCGAAATCATCCGCTCTCATCGGGTGGAAGGTGGCCCTAACCCGACTATCAGCATGGACGTGTCGCTCACGTAACGGGATAGCAAACGAGTTACAGATATTGGAGTATTTCCGCACCCCCAGGACATGTCGGCCCATCTCGTTAGACTTAAGGAAAGCTTCGTTGAACTCTGGGTTGCCCACGGCCTTTAATCCCAGCTTCTCCGCCTTCGCAATCATCAGCGGTGTCGGCGGCTTAGTTGGCCAATCCGTCACGCCGTTGTCTAACATTAGTTTCTTGATCTGAGGGGACGATCGAACGTTGAAACCTTCCGGCAAGTTCTTAGACGACTGTTCAGCAATGCACTGACAGTGGGTAATAACCTCGTCCAGTTTGGGCAAGTCGATCCTAATCCCCCGCTTCGCCATACGATGGATAACCCTTAAAGTGTCAGACTCCGCCTTCCATGGCCGCAGTAGATTCTGGCCCTCTAGGCGTTGCAACTGACGTTCGCGCAAAAGCCACGTCGCCTCGCCGTCCCCCGCGCCATAGTCGAAGCCAATAGGGTCGTCCCCATCCAAGCGCCAGTAGTTAGCCATCTGGCCGCGTTCGGGCGCTCCCCCGAATTTACGAGACAAGTGCTCATACAAGTCTTTGCCCAGCTTTTCCTTGGTGCCCATTACCTTGCAGCAGGACTCCAGCGAAAAGCTGTGCTGGTGCTCGTCGAGCAAACACGCGTTGGACTGGGTATCCTCAAACGTGCCGACAAACTCGACGCCGTGGCCATAATTAAACATTAAGTCGAATTGCAGGTTGTGGCCGATCCAATGCAAATCGCGGCGGGTGCGAGTGATCTGGTCCAACTCGATCTCGAACGGGTGCGCCGCGACCCCTCCGACGGGTTTTTTACCGTCGTACTGGTGCCCCGGTATTACATTAGCGTCCCGGCCTGTTCCCGCCGCTCCGTGGCGCACGGGGATGTAGTAAGTATCGTGTGGGGAAGGACCGAACGTAATAACGTGGCCAACGATGTAATTGGTGGGCCAATGTAGCCCGGTAGTTTCGCAGTCATAAACCAAGGTGCGGGTGGTGTCGTCTTTCAACCGTCGAAACACTTCGCCGGCCATTTCCATGTTGGTAACTAATACCGGCGAAGCGGAACCATTCATCTCATTTTCCTCGATCTGGACTGTCGTATCCGATTTTCTCGGCCACTCTCATTAGGACTGCCCATTGCTTACCGGACAGGAACATCCCGTTGCCATATTCCGCATAGCGCTTTTGCTGGTCGGTGATGAAAGACCTCTCCCAGGCCGACACCTTGGGGTGAGACTCGACCTCATCAAGAAATCCAGCCAGCCAGTACTCCTCGGGTTCAGAAAGGGGCATTTTCGTCCACCTTGATTATCTCACGACCTGGGTGCAGCGTGACCGAAAGAAGGCGTTCCGTGTCCACTCCGGCTTCGACTGGGGCGATACTACCGATCAAGTGCCAGCCCAGCTTCCGTGCCTCAGCGGCGGTCAGAACGACCCCTGTGGCAGGTTCGCCATGAGTCATAAGATGCACTTCCACGTTTCCCCCGGTTTGGGTAATCACGCGGATAGTATCGATGGCTTTCAACGGTCGAAACAAATCGTTTCGTTCGTCATACTTAGCGATGGCAAACCGAGTCATTTCGGTTGTCGGGTCGCAAGATAGGGGGAGAAGCATGAGTGTCTCCAAAGGAAAGTAGTTGCCGGTCTTTCCCGGCTGTCACGCTACGCGGTGCGGGACTCTACACCCAGACCACCTAAGCCGCGTTGGCTATGTCTGACCGGTTTTAGTAACCGGGGTCTTCGTTGGAAGACGGACCAATCGGGTCGGACTCCATATCGATATCCCGCAAGCGAAGCCCCATTTCGCGCAAGGATTCGTGATAGCTCTTGTAGATGCTGAATTCCTCTTCGTTGGTCACGAAACCAGCCGGAGTGAACTTGTAGTTGTAGTAGCTGCCGCTTGGCCCTTCTTCCTTCACGGAAGTCATGATGTACTTGCAGCCATAAGACGCCACCCGAGACAGCCGCAGCTGGCCCAGGAACTTTTTCGCCACCGCGATCGACGAACGCTGCAAAGTAACCACGGACGGCGGCAGCTCTTCCATGCCGGGTGTCACCACCACGATGGAATACATCTGAGTAGCTGCAGGCTGGCTGTTGGGGTCGTCGGGATCAGAAGTACCCCAATCGAGCAGGCGGCTCGCGGCGACAGTCGGCTTGGTGGTCCAACGAACAAGCTTGCCGTTCTTCAGCTTAACGTCGAAAGTAGCGTTGGGCGGGTTCCAATTAACGTTGTCATCAGATCGGGCCAGAATGCCGCCACCGGTCTCCTGCGGGCGCCACAGAATAGCGCGCTTGTCGATGTAGATCGGCACCACCGTTACTTCCCGACCAAGCGACACCTGGGCGATGGTGTTCCAGAACATCCCGGCACGGGCTTCTTCGAACTCGTCCAGTTCCGGCGACGTGGCTTGCAGCAATTTCAGTCGAGGAGTCTCGACATCCTCGCTGCCGACATTTTCCAGCCCGTGACCGGCTGTGTTGCGAAGGAACTCGGGAATAGAGTTGTCGCTTGTGGCCAACTGCGTGTTCTTGGACACTTCTGCGACTGCGGACTTGCTTTGAGGAGCTTTAGACATTTTATTACCTTTCACTGCCACTTTATGTAGCGTTTGAAGACTAACAGCTAGACTTGTGGGCGTCTAGTCGTTTGGTTGCAAGAGTGCAGCACCCCACTTGCCGGGTTAGCGGTTGTCCCCAAAATTCCAGCCCTTCGCACGGGTCAGCGAAGTCGCGGCTTGGGACATTACGTTAAACAGTTCTTCCGGGAGGGCTTTGTTTTCCTCGGCCAGACTCTTAGCGTAAGAAGACAAGGTTTGGGCATTAACTGTCTCCGTTACGAGATCCGCCGCGTCGTTCTCTCGAAGCCAGTTGTAAGCTTGGTCTCGGCAATCGGCTTTAACCGACGCGAAAATTTTGGTAGTGAGAGTTACTCGATGCCCTTCGCTGATTGTCAGCGTGTCGATTTTGTTCTGTTCCATCGTTCTCGGCAGCAGTGTTTTGTTAAACACGTCCTTTACCTGCCCGACGGCCTTCGAGATTTCCTCGATCTTCTCCCGGATCGTGTAAACACGGGCATACACGGCGATGGACTCGGCCACCGGCAACCCCAATTCGACCAACCGGGATTCGGTACGCTTTAAACTGGAGAACAGCAAGCGGAAATTCTCCAACGAAGTGAGATAAGCCCTCTCCAGTTCTTCGAGTTCGTCACGAACTGCCTCGGGCGTGGGTTTTGGGGTGTCTGCTTTCTTTGCCATAACTTAGTCTCTCCGTTATCCGATTCGGAACGGCCAGTATTTGCCGTTCCGTTTATCAAACCTCAACGCGGTAAATCCGCCAACCCTTCGTGCGATTGCTGCCACACAAACGGATTGGATTAGCAAATCCCCCGCCAACACCAAATAGTCCCGCGACGAATCGAACTGATAACGACTAATTACGTTAATAGCTCGTGCCGGGTGGGTCCGTTCAGCATTAGCGGCGGTATCAGGAAAGATGCTCTTGCCGTTAAACATCGGAATTATTTCGTGGGCGTACTGGGCCAACTCGTCCCAGTTGTTGTCTTTGTGGTGGTGAGCCACAAACGCCCGGCAATCCTTGGGGTCGGCCAGTAAAGAACTTTCGATAATAACTTCCACAGCCGACCCCTAGTTGGTTATTCAGCCGCCTTGGCAACAGGACGATGCAGTTTCAGATTTTTGGCCGGGATATGCAGCTCAACGCCGGCTTTATACAAGCGACGCATAACGTTTCCGGCAGCCATGCGCAGAATCCCGCCGTGCAGCAGGTTCCACTTTGCCGGCGCGACATGGCCGGCTGCAGCCAAAATGTCCAACACTTGCTCGGTGCTTAAGCCACGCAGGGCATCAGCAACTTCGTCGTTGTTGTCCACGGCGGTACGACCAGACGGGGTCTTCACGCCTTTGTGGGTAGTGTATTGGTACCGGCTCAAATCCACAACGGACTTACTAGCCTTGGGGGCGGTTTCGATCTCAGTAGACATTAATCACCTCTTTGCTACGGGGATATTTATCAAGACCACGCTGCTAATGTTTGGTCAAGGCGGCCAAATTCTATTCGCCGTGTCGTCAGCCAGTTGTTGAGCCAATTTGGCTTTTGCCTTCGACAGAATCGAATTAGTGCGTTCGGATCGGCCTTTCTTTGCCACGAACCAAACCGTTTTGGTGTCGTCTCTCATGATAGATATGGGAAACATCCTAGAATCTTTGGGGTCCACATCGAGTTCCAAAGCCATTGCCACCAAGTATTGGTATTTTAACTTGGTGTTTTTAGGGCTATGCCCTTTTGTCACCGGCACCACGTACACGGGATAGATCGTAAACTCACCGGGGGAATCGAGGTACATAACGCTCGGATCGAAAAATTCCTCGGGATAAGTAGGCTGCGCCCGCATATACGCCGGCAACCGGCGAATACGGGCTTTTTCCAGTTCAGTCTGGCGGGGTGTTAGTTGGGTGTCAGACATGGATAAGGTGCTCCGCCACCTTGGTTATCGCATACCGACGAACAATCGACACGGACGGCAGACATTCTCCCGAATATCCCTCTACCGTAGCAAGGCGCAGCAAGTCCCTGACCTCGGGGCTTAGCTTGGCCAGTTCAGAGCATAAAACGTCCGATGGAACGCCCAACGCGGGGTTAATACGAGCGACTTCGATCATTGGGGTGTCTCCTGTCTCGGCATAAGCGCCAGCACCTATGGAAGCACATCCGTCACGGAGCTACAAATATTTAGTAATCATGCCGGACATGTTTGTTAACTTACGCTCGGGACGTCGATCGCAAACGGGGGCAGGCCCAGATATTTACGCACTTTGTTTACCCGGTCCATGTCCGACCCATCACAATCGAAACCCCGGTCTTGACACCAACGACGAATATACCAAAATGGGGCTAGAATAATACCATCCGGGCCTACTTTTTCCACATAAGGCTCTGCGACGACAGGTTGCACGTAGGCAAAGGTTGTAGGTTTCGGTGGCAGCCTGGGAGGCACCGGGGGTAGTTTTGGAGCGGGAATTTTGGGCTTTTTCACAACCGGTTTTAGAGCCGACACCCGCTTATAGCGAAGCCCCATCCTCATCATTTTCTTTTCGACGGACGACACAGTAACTTCTGGGCCTTCGGTCTTACTGATTAATTTGGCAAGGTTAGACCTCGACAGTCCGTCGTCAACGCCACGGCGCAGAATTTCCTCGCGTTCGCTGCCCCAACGATTAATCATTCCGACGTCGTATCGGCCATCCGTGGGCCTCGACAACTTAAGCTTTCGGGCATGGTTCCCCATGGCGAATTTCGTAACCTTTGGGCCTTCAGACTCATTAATCATCGCGAGGATAACCGCTTGGGTCTTCAAACCGGGCCACTCAGCGCGCAAAATGTCTTTGCGTTTAGGCGTCCACACCCTGTCTTCGACTTCGTACGAGGGTGGACGTTTCGCGCCTAAAAACCCCAATTGGGATTTCATTCTGGTCATCGTAACCAGGGGTCCGTCCAGCTTGTTTAACTCGGCCAAGATTTTGTCGCGAGGCATTTCCTCGGCATACAAGCGACGAAGTAAATCTTTGCGCTCTTGTGGCCAACGCGGCAATTTCATTGAAAGTTACCCCTTTAAACTCTGCAATATTTCCAATAATGCCCGGTACACAGGTCCAAGGCTTCGTATAACAGGAACAATGAAACCGCTACACATAAAACCAGGACCACGGAAGCCACCAAATCGATCAGCGTGTAGCGGCGCATGCTCTTACATCTCCCAGATTCGGTAAAGCTTGTTGGCATTCCGGTCGCGCATGCGACGGATTTCGAGCCACACAAGGAAATAGGAAATCATTAGCGATCCCCCCGCGCAAAGGTTTCGGGCATCACCGGCCCAATGACCTTCACAGCCTTGTGCGATTGCGACACCACATCCGGATGGATAGGTGCTTTGCCATCGCGCCAAAGGGGCGCCAATTTCGTGTAAGCCACCGGTGTCTGCCCCGAGGCGATAACATTGGCGCAGGACAGCCGGCCTCGCTCGTAATTGTTCTGCATGAACGTGTCCATTCGCTCGTACGCCGGGCAATACTCCCGACCCATTCGGACATCCTCCCAGCCCAGGCGATGGGCGAGGAGATTTAATTTGGTCGCGCGCTTTAGGACTGTGTGGGTGCGATTGGCCATTGGGGTGTCTCCAGGGGGCGTTATTGCCTGTACACATAAAACCATATCCATCACGGATCTACAAATATTTCGTAATCATGCCCTATGTGTTTGTAACGCATATTTGTCGTCAGTATCTCACCATCTCGTTTACCAGTTTTAGGGTCCGATAGTTTACAACCTTGTTACCTGCAACGCGCTTAAGGCGTGTTGGGAACCCGGATGCAGTCAGCAGCTTGCCCCATTGGATAATGGAGTAACAGTACAGTTTACCCGCCTCGCAATATTCCCGATAGGACAAGAACAAGTCGGCATTTGGGGAACCCTCGCCTATCTCAGTTTTCTCGGTAGCGTTGGCCATCCAGGACGCAACCGAGTTGGCCTCCTCGGTGGCTTGGCGCACCGCCAGTTTGGAATAGTTAGGAGGCTCGAACCGTCCTCGCTCTTGCAGCCGGGCATACGCCGCGATCCAGCGGTTCAGGATTCCAGGGGCTTCCTTCAGTAGTAGGCGATGATACTCAGGAATTTCCTCGGTGGGCGGCACGTCGGTAGTGCGCAGCAAAATCATTCGTTTGGATATTGCCCCGGTCGAATCCGTTGTATCAGGCGGCAGATTGCCGTGGAACAGCATGCGAGCCGACACCACCCCGTTAAACCGGTCTTTGTACAACAGCTTGAGCGGAATAGGCTCGCCGGAAGTAATCTTGAGTAACGCGGTGTCCACGTCCTTGTTGTGTCGGCCAATTTCGCCCGAGATATTAACGTGGGAGTTCGCCATACTCATAACCGCGTTGGGGTCGTCGAGCAACGACATCGCGACATCCGACACCCAATCCGCCGGCAGCAGAGCCTTGATTAACTTAACCATCTCAGATTTGCCGGTGCTCGTCTTGCCGACCAGGAACAACATATTTCGGAACTCGTGCGACGCCACCAAACAGTATCCTAGAAACTCTTCCAAAGTCTCGATCGCCCTAGTATGGTCGGCCTCGTAACAGTCAGTGTCCAGATATTCGGCGGGCGGCAGCATTAGGTCGGTAATAAATTTATCGTACAAAGGGCAAGCTCGATCGGCCTCGAACGGGTGCGGAATGTGGGCCAGTACGTAATCGTCCCGCGCCTCTGGTCGTAATGATAAAGTGCGAACGTCCACCACACCATTGACGAATGGGACTAGAAATTGGTCTGGCTGCGGTCTGCGTACTGGCAGCCAGTCCAAGAAATCCTCAACGGCGGAACTAGTGGAGTTCCTACCCGCACCGGGAAATGCGATCTGGATGCGTTCTCTCAGCGGCTGGACAGGATTCCTACATAACGCGTCCACCATCGTGGTCCACTTAGAATCGTGCCAATAGTAAGGAGACCCGTTAAAAGACCCCACGTCCTCTTTCTGGAATTGGGTTTTGAGCCAGTCTGCCGCCAGCCGGTCCATAGGAACTTTGGACGCTTTGGCCGACTTAGTTTTCGCCGGCTTCTGTTCAGGATACTTGCTCGCCAGAGTCTTAACAGAATTGCGAATCGCGGTTCGACGCTCGGAATAATGACTTTCGTCTTCGCAGGATCGATATGCCTCAGTCTCGCAGATATAAACAATTTCGTCGGCGGTAAACTTTTCGTGCCACAAATAAAGCGATGCTTCGAGCATCAGCTCGTGGAAGTTGCCTTTCGATGTCTGACCCAAAAAGCGCCAAATGGGGCTGTCGAGATTTTTGGCTAATTGGAACAACAATAACAAATGGGGTTCTTCGAATAGGGGCAAATCCGAGGGGTCTGTCTCCTCAAGCTTAAGGATAATTTCGGAACCTGGAAATTTAATCCATTCGTAGTACAATTCCCGACCCAGCAACTGAGTTCCTTGGTGGTGCAGAGACGGCGGAAGGATCGAATGCCGGTTCGCCGTGCCAAGAATGTCGATGTATTCGTGCTCCCATCGATCAGACCCAATCTTACCGGACTGCACGGAATTCTTGGCGCGGCCATTCTTGTCTAGGATTTTGGGTATCGGAATGTCGCGTTGTTTGAGCAGAGAATCGACTGCCGCAGCCTTACGAGCACGAACGAAAAAGGTGGCTCCACGGGCACCTCTTTTAACCGGGCAAGGCATGCCGACAACCAACGCGACTTTGTCCAAAGTATTCTGGTCTCGCACATCGACGTCGATGGCTAGAAGCACGTCGGACGAGTTACGTAGATACGGAACCGCAACGGAAATGCCGCATCCCGGATGACGCTCGAAAATAGCCAAGACGTCGCTGATGGGAGGGGCGTTGCCATGATCGTCAGGCTTGGTGATAGATACGTCGTTGCCTGCGGCAATCCAGCCTTTGCCATCTTCTCCGGAGCCACAAGGTACGGCGTAATAGCCCCGACTAAGTAGCTGAGCGGCCAAAGCAACTGGCAAATTGGTGTCGTTGATTAAGAAGCGATAGTTTGCCACGGGTGGGGTATCTCCAGAGTTTGCATCGAAAGGGTTTGTAGGGGGCCGACCAGAAGTCTAATGCGGGTTTCAGAAAGCCACAAGGCCGATCAGTTGGCTAGTGTAGGGGGTTCTGTAGCCAGTTGTAGGGGGTTCTGTAGCCACTTCGAAAGGCCGACAAGACGGGCTGTAGCCATTGTAGCCAGTTTAGCGTTTTTCCCTTTATGTATGAGAATTATTTTTTTGGGATAGTGTTGTTGTTATTTTACATAAAAAAGGGTGGAAATATCCAAGTGGCTACAACCCCCTACACATACTACAAGCCGTCTTGGTCGCGGGCTGTGGCGTGTGGGGTTCGAGAAAAGGACCACCTACAACCCCCTACAGAACCCCCTACAATCCGTCACGAGGTCCATTTGTGGGCAATTTGGAGGGTGTCTGAGGCGTCGGCCAAGAGCCTTGCCCTCGCCCTCCTCGCCCCGGCGCGCGCGTCCTGCCTCTATATTAGCTCACTCGCTGCCCTTTCCTCGCCTCTGGGACGGACGCGACGAGGGCCTTTCGGGCTGGGCGGCTGCTATAGTGCCCCGGATACGCATCCGCCCGTCTCGTATGGCACGAAGACGGGCGGAAAGTGGTGCCTGTGTCGGTTAATCCAACGAATGCGTCAGCACTATTTGTATGCTGTCTGTAGCCCAGACTTTGTTGCTTTCTCCAGGCTTTGTCGGTGGTCGCATTAACAAATCCTGTATTGCCGCGTTGTCCAGCATTTGTTCCTTGAGATACTCTCGAACACCTGCCAAACTTAGACGGAATTGCGTCTTTGTGTGGGTATTGGATAATATGGACAAATTCCATATGCTGGGGTATTTGTGTTCCATATGTTTGTTCTCCTGTCTCGGGTATCAGATCGTTACGCCTAAGCAACCGCAGTTATACCCCGTAATAATGAAATTATAACACCTCAGAAAGTTCCACATCGAATGCGCTGGCCACTTTGCGAATTGTGTTTAGAGCTTCCACAGAATCGGACACGATTAGTATTGCTCTCATTTTCCCTGGTTTGGTGTCGGCCAAAGCTTTAATAGCCAGCGAAGCCACGTATGGGATGTGCCCGCTAACTTTCCAGGAATGCCAAGCGTGGTTGGAATAACCCAGGGCTGCGCATAGTTTGTTAGGTTCCATGCCCAAAGTTTCTATAGCCTTTTCGAATTCGGCATAAGAAGCTTGGCGGAAGCTGCGAAGTTTCTTAGTCATTGGGATGGGTGTCTCCATTGTTTGTGATAACCCCGACAAATTACCACGAGCAACAAAACACAAATAGCATTTAGGATTGCGCCGCTGTAGCCTCTGAGTCTCGAATCCATTTACAAAATATAGCGTTGCGAGTTTTCCAAGTCATCGTAAGCTTTTCCGGATGGCACCAAATAGTGTGCCGGGTGTCGGTATATAGTACGTGACGGATGCGACCTTTAACTGGTGCCCACTGTTGGCCGGCAGCTACTGGCGGATTTGGCGGGCCGTGTCTCATGGCCTACCGTGCAACGCGGTTCGCCCTTCTGGGGTAATATTCCATATTGCGCGGGATTTGTAATCACTTCGTATAACCATGCCCCGTTCTGCCAATTTTCTCAGCGCCCGAATTTTTCGCCCGGCCAGTTTTGGCTCGTGTTCCACATATTCCAGAGTCTCTTTTTCCTGGGATGTAAGCTCCGGAACCGTATATTGTACGCCTGTGGACAAAGCCCTGCGCGCTGTATCCCCCAAATCCTCTTTCGACGAATAAGGACTCTGGGATCCTAGACTAATTCGGTGCAACGCGTGTCGCAGGCGGTTTATTTCGTTGTGTAGTTCTTTAGACATGTCCCGATTCCCTTTGGTTAAATGAAGTCCAAAGATGGAAACTCTTTTCGGATCAATTCCCTAGCTTCTTCTGCAATAATCCGGTGCTCTTTCTGCGTCGATGGATCGGTGCGGACAGCAATGTAATGAATCCACTGCCGCAGGGTGCCGTTGGCATACATGCGGGTCTTCATCAGGCCCTCGGGAAGCACGGCGCGGGCTTGTTCCTTGGCAATGCCAAGTTTCAATGCCTCTTTATAAGCGGCATTCGTGCATTCAACGACGTGCCTTTGCGTGGTATTCCACCAATTTTCCAAATCCATATCATCAAGGCCCGGTTCGATGCTGTTCTGCCGGTTTTTGGGGTCTTGTAACCGCGCCTCGCGCGTTTCAAAATCCAGCGATTTCGTGGGGTCGGCATAACGCTGGCTGAACTCCTGAAAGCGGAAACCATGTCGCAGGATTTGCCGGCCAATGTCGCGCGTGGTTTCGATCTCCATCACGATGTTGACCATTTCGAAGATCGAAAAATGTTTATTGTCGTAGCAATACTTCAATAGCTTCCCGCCAGTTTCAGTGTTTGTCTGGTTGTCGGGATTGCTCACCCTGGCTGCGTAGACGATAAATTCCTCGGGTGTGTTGATGCCCTCAACACGGGGCTGCGTGACGGCGACGATGCGAATTTTCATGTGTTGTCCTTCAGTGCTTTTCTGCCGGGTGGCGTGATGCGACATAGTGCAGTATTGGCGGAAAGAATATGCGCCTCTGCATGTCCGCTTTTTGACAATGGCGCAAATTCGCTGGTCATTGCTTTAATCACCGCTTCGCGCGCGGTCATTCCCCACCTCCCAGCGGATCGGGCGCTGCGGCGAGCATGGCGACAAAACAAGCGTGTGCGCAATCCACATGCGTTTCTGCATTGGGCAATTCAGCACTCCAAGCCAGCGCGCCCGCGATGTTCATGTCAGGCACTCCATTTACCGGCACCACCTTCAGATTCAAAGCCGGCAGGGCGGCCAGGAGGGCGTCTAGGGCGTCTGTAGAATGCTCTAGGGCGATATACCACCACATCGGGTTGGTGAGCCTGACGAACGTGAAATGCTCATCGTCGGTCTTTCCCTCTGGCGTTGGATATCCATTCAGCAAAATCACCCTAGCCATCGCCTCGATCACTGTTTCGCGTGGTGTCATTTCGGTGGCTCCGGTATCGGTGCATACAGCGACGGCGCTTCCTTCATGTGCATGGCGATATATTCATCATGCTCGTAGCACATTTCATACCAGCCTTCGGGTGTGTAATACTCGTCATTTTCTTCACAACGCTCCGCGAAATCCTCATCGTTTTGTTCGGTGTATCGCGGGATGTAGCGCGCAATCTGGCGTCTCCATTTTCCGGGCGGTTCCATCTTGGTAGCGACAAGCCATGGCTCCCCATTCCTCGCCTCGTCATCAATCTCCCGCCAGGGCGAGACGATCATGGCGGCGAGTGCGTCATCTATCGCGCGGGTGTATGCCTCTGTGATGGGGGCGACGAGGGGGATGCCGTGGTATGCCACGCTAACCTCGACTAACGCCCGCAGCGCATCGCGTCGCACAGTTACAAAATCGGTCATGGCGTGGGCCTCTTTTTTCCCGATGCGGTCTGCCGCAGCTTGCATCGCATGCTCCTTGGTCGGATATGCGCCGCTTCCGCCGGCCCCAATAGTTTCGGTCATGGCGTGGTGCCTCCGTTGATAATGGCGTCGATCTCAGCGTGGCTCGCGGGTGACAACCGAAGGATGTTGACGCGGAAAGCGGCACGTAGGCGTTGGATTTCCGCCCGCAACGCCTCCACCTCGGCGTGTGTGGCGACGGGGCCGAGGATGCGCCAATCATCCAATGGCATGTCGCCAGCGCCCCAACATTCCGCATCTGCATCCCACCAAAGCGGGAAGGCGTCGCCGTTATCGACAGGACCAAGCCACCACCACCTGCTAACGCTCGGGTCTGGCGGGATGCAAATCGCGGGGGTGTCATTCGTCATCTTTCACTTCCTCATACGCCGCCGCGAAAATGTCTGGCTTGCACGGGTAACGCTCGCCCTTCACCCCGGTAATAATCCAATCGCCTGGGCATACGATGTGTCCGCCTTCGAGCGTGTCAATCCAGCCGTGATCGTGAAACGGGTTGCCGCAACGCGAACAGATGGCCGCGCCCGGAACGTCGATGGGGTGCCGGTAGTAGCGCACGACGCCGCCCTTTTTGAACCACTGCGTGGCCTCGACCACGATTGGCAGCTTGCGGAACTTAGCCATCACAGGCCTCCCAAACGCAGCACCTTAGCCGCTGCGTAAGTTTCGGGCGAGAAGATCGCCACCCAGTTCCACACGTCGAACATCTGCGCAAAAAAAGCCACTGTCCCGCCAAGAGCCAGCAATCCGAAACAAAGCATCAGCGTAAACAAAACGGAATTGTCTTCGTCTTCCTGCTCCTGCTCCTGCACCGCCAGCCACCGAATGGCAAAACTAGCCGCAACAGCGACACACCCGAACGCAAAGCCCTGGATTAAGCTGGCAATGCCGCTCATCCTGATCGCCGTCATAGCCAGATCGACAGAAGCCGGGCCGTATTTGGAGGCGAAGGTAGTAATGATAGCTGTAAGGTCTAACATTTCAAACTCCTAGATATCGTCGGCGCATTGATACTTGCACTCAGCGCAGCAGGTGCAGAGGGTTTCGGAGTCCTCGTGAACGTCAACGCGGTAAGGGCAAGTGTGAGGTTCTACTGCGTGGTTTTTCTTGCAACGGTGGCATATCTTGGGGATGTCGTCTGGATCATTCGCCATTAGGCTTCTCCTTCGCGCATAGATGTTCGCGGACCAGGGCGGCGGACCGAGTATATGCGCGACACCGTCCGATGTTTATCTGGCTCTGCTCTCCCCCCGTATCGTCAGCACGCTCTGCCGCAGCCTGCGCCAACCGGTCCAATTCCGTAGCAAGTTCCTCGGGGGTCATTTCGCACCCCGCGCGGCTTCAACGGCGGCTAGGCCTTCCGCGATGTAGCGGCGGCAGTGGCAAGCCGGGACATTTTTCAAACAATTTCGATGAGATGGATGGAATACGTTGTCGCATAGGTGTTGCCGGTCTACGGCCTCGTAAAACACCTCCACCGGATCAGGCTTCGGCGGTGTCTGTGCGGCGGTGAGGGCGTCTAGGGCGTCGAACATCTTAATTATAGCCCGCAAGCGTCCGTCAGTGAGGGGGGCGGTTGTCCGCACCTCGCCAGCCGCAGCAATCACCGCGTCCTTCAACGCCTGATGCGGGTCGGCGGGGAGGGGGTGAAGGCACTCAACGTGAACCGTGCGAAAATAATCGCCGCACTCAACTTCAGCCAAATGCCCGTGAACACGATACAAAGTCACCATCGCCTCGTCGCCATCTTTCCATTCGCTCATTGTTTTTGCTCCTTCATCTTGGCTTCCAGCCGGGCGATGGCGGCGAACATCGTTTCTCGGTCTGACGGGAAGAAAGTGCGGGCCAACGCCTTTAGTTCCACCAACGGATCATGTGGCACACGTTCGGTTATGACGGCATCGACAAACTCACTAGTTTCAATGCTGAATCTGTTACCAGGACACTTAGGGTCCAAGCGGCGGTCAATCATCCGCTCCACCAACGCAACCTCAGCAGCAGTTATCGCGCGGGGGATAGGTTCGATAAATGATTGGTCAACAACCACCATACCGCTCATGGTGAGAACCTTGGGCCACCCGTGGGTGGTCACGCCCATCACCCGCAACGTGATTGCGTCGCCAACTTTCCATTTTGTCATTGTTTTGATTTCTCCATTTTGCGCACTTCAGCTAGGCCAGCCGCAATTTCAAGACGACAAGTGCAAATGCTAGACATTGGTCGGCAAACCTCCCATGTTGCAGGGCTGCAAGCCATGTTTTTGGCAGCGCCATGAAACACCTCCACCGGGTCGGAATTTTGCTTTGTTGGCGTTGTCTCTGAATTTTGTTTCGGTGGTGTCATTGCAACAACAAGGGCGTCATATGCCTTAAACAAACTCGCAACAGCCAACGCCCAATCTAAACCAATTTCTGAATTTGTTGTTCGCATTTCTCCAACAGCGTCAATCACTGCCTTCTTCAACGCATTATTGGGGTCAGTTGGAAGGGGACGGAGAACATCGGCCATCACCACGTCGCCACGGGCATATTTGTCACCATGCCGGCGCAGAACAACAACGGGTTCGTTTATCTCCACAATATCCACCATCGCTTGGCCGCCGGCTTTCCATTCAGTCATTTGGTGTTCTCCGTTGGTTATTATTTGTATGTAACCACGCCTAGCCCAGCACAAATAGTGCTCTAAATTGGTTTTTTAAACAATTATCCCAATGCCCGCCAGAACAATTCCAACTGCCAGCCTCTCCCATCGGCGGCTCATGATTCCATGCCCTATTAGCCCACTACCAGAAAACAGCAGGCAACCGGCGGCAAACATCTCTCCCGGACTGGTCATTTCATTCGTCCCCCTCTTCTTCTGCTTCCTCTTGCGCGGTTATCCGCGCGGCGCTGACTTTCATTTTCATTCCTCCGTGTTATTCCAAGCCACCTGTCGGCATCAGCCGGCGCAGGGTCTCGTTGGCCCAGTCTGCAGCCTTGTCCTGGCGATCTAAGCCTTGGAATACCCTGCTGTGGGTCTTCATGCCCACGCCGACATACTCGTGCACGATTAGCGCGTATATGCAGTTAAAGCCATTTCCTGGGGTCAGGTGCACCGTAAAAACACACTCGTCGCCGTGGCCTTCGACCACAATTACCCCTGCTCGGGTGGCGGTCACGCTCCAATCCCCATGATTGGGCAGATCGCCTTGGACGTCCACCATCAGGTCAGAATTTACAATAGTAAACATATGGGTTACTCCTCGATCCAGGCGGCTACGGTGGACATCTCGGCCAGCTCTTCGTCCCGCGCATCTCGGGCGCTGGCGGGGAAATACCAGCCGTCTCCCACGTCCTCAAATTCGCCTTCCAGGTTGGTGATCCAGCGTTCAGCGTGTTCGCGATCGATGAATTGGCGAGTGGAGTGGATCTCGTCGATCGTTTCGATGCCGAATTGCTCGTCAGCATTGAGCAGCACGGACCCCACCTTAACGGTGATGAAAGCGGCGGATTGGTTGGCGGTGATTACGGTCATTGGGGTGTCTCCTGTATTACCCAGGTACAAAACCACAGCGTTTGTAGGCGTGTCAAGTGTTTGTCTTGGAACTTGTTGGGCTTGTGACACTAACGGGGTCGGCATAGTATGTTCTTGCGCTTATGGCGCGTTTTCTCCGAAACTTGCCCCGCCCAGCGCCTAACCGGCTGCAGGGCGGGGTCTTTTTGGACCCTATTTCGCTTTCTTGCCTTTGGCCTTGCTCCGATATTCGATGCCGAAGCGGCTGGCGACAATTCCGGACCCGTCCGCGTCGCACAAGACAATTTCGCCTTCGTTATTGCGTAGCCACGCCCGCAGACGATTGGCGAGGTTCATGCGTTGCAGGCCGGGATTGAGGACTTCCCATGTGGTCCGCCACACCTTGTTGGCTTCCCCCGTGGCCTTCAATGCGTCCACATCCACCTTCGTCTTGCCCCGTCCCACAGGCTTGCAGAAATTGTCCCGCAGCGCGCAATCCAGCGGGTCGTTGGAGCCTGGGCCATGCGGGTTGTGAGAATACCGATCGTGGTACCCGGTGGACATCACCCCGCATTTGCCCGCAGGAGCGGTCTTTTCCTCTTTCGGGGATTGGAACGTCACTTCCCCCTTATCGAAAGCGTCGAAGGCATCCGCCGGGCGGTCGAACTCCTCAACCGACAACACAGTAGCGTCGTCGGTCTTGCCCAGGCGGAAATTACCTTCTGGTGTCCCGATAAAATAGATGCCACGGCGGGCGGCAGCTTTCAGAATGGTGTGGTGCAGCTTGAGGGGGTTCGAGGTGTCGGACATTGGTGTTCTCCTGGGGATTATATGGGGGGGTGGGATGCCGGGGATTTCTCCCCGGCTTGTCGTGTGGGGTGTCAGTCCGCGCTATTCTTGAATTCCTCGATCAGGGCTTCCACGGATTGGATTTGCAGGTATAGAGCCAATTGCCGCGAGATCAGGACAGCCCGTTCACCCTTGCCGTTGATGAAGCTGGGGTTTCCGGTGAAGGCGCTGTCGAAACGGGTTGCGCCGGGGATGCCCACCACCCGCAGGCCCTCATACACGCCATCCGATCCGATGTCATCCACGGCCACGGCCAGCCCAGTATCGACCCATGCGTAAATTTTCGTGGTGTCGGTGGCGTCCAGCAGCATGCGGCACCCTTCCAGATTCTTATTGAGATTTCCCAGGAAGGACGAGATGGCTTCGGCGCGGATCGAATTGGTCATTGGGGTGTTCTCCGTATTGGTGTTGATCGACAAAGATATAAAACCATGGCTCGGGGGTGTTTGTAAATATTCCTATATCTGTTTGTGACCGCGTTCAACACAAATTCGTTATGCGATGTAGGGGGTTTGGGCCAAAAATGTAGTGGGTTGTAGCCAGTTTTGTAGCCAGTCCGACACCGCGACGAGCCGGGGCGTAGGGGGTTGTAGGTAGTTTACCCCCTTTCCTTTAAGTGTAGAAATACAAAAGGGTGTCGGAAAAGGTAGTGTAAAAAGAAACGGGAAAAGGATAAGAGAAAACCGCCTACAACCCCCTACACCTAACGTATATTCCGCTCTCTCTGGGTGTCGGCCACCAAATTGTGGTATAGTTCCGGCTTGCCTTGGAATTTTGTAGCGGGAAACTTATGAGAAAGAACTCGAAGCATACTCCTTTTAAGCATGGCCCTGCCAAAGGAGCTGGTTGGGGACCGGGCTGGGGCGGGCCTGCTAGGGGTGCACACGAACAGGCTCCCCGTTCTGACGCGTGGACGTCCGAAAGCCGGCCTTCGACCCAGAAGCCGGATGATATGACCGACGAGGAGTGGGCGGCGCGGAAAGCCCGTAACGTGGCTCGAAAAGACCGTGCCGCTTGGCTGGAAAATGAGCTTTACGACATCGCCATGAATGGAGAAATTCCCCCACAAGTTCGGGTCGCGGCTATCGATAAGGCGTTGGACCGCATCGTGGGCAAGCCTATTCAGGCGAACCAAGACGATCCGAACACGATCACGGTTAATATCGTTGGCGGAATGCCCACCCAAAAATAATGGTATCGCTCAGCATAACACTGCCCGTGCTACACACCGGCCAGATCGAAGCGTATTATCTACGCGGGCCAGATGGAAAACCTGCCAGATTTCGCGCAATTCGGTGTGGCCGGCGTTGGGGCAAGACCGTGTATGCTCAGACTTTAGCTTCGGATTTGGCTATTCGGGGTCAGTTCGTGGGTTATTTTACCCCGGCGTATAAGTACCAAAGCGAAGTTTACAACGAATTAATGGAAACCCTCGGGCCTGTAATCAAATCCGCCTCGAAAAACGACGGCGTGATTCGAACCAAAACCGGGGGACGTATTGAGTTTTGGACGCTGGAAAACGAAAGCGCGGGTCGGTCGCGTAAATACCACCACGCTCTAATAGACGAAGCTGCTTTCACTAAACCAAATATGATCGACATTTGGAACCGGGCTATTCAACCGACACTGCTCGATTACAGTGGGTCGGCCACTGCTCTAAGCAACACGAACGGGGTGGACCAAGACAATTTCTTCTGGAAAATCTGCAACGAGCCTGAGCACGGTTTCACTGAATTTCACGCACCGACTAGCAGCAACCCTTTCATGCCGCAAGACGAGTTGGTGCGGTTGCAAAAAGAACGCCCGCCCCTGGTTTGGAAACAGGAATATATGGCGGAGTTCGTGGATTGGTCCGGTAACCAGTTCTTTTCGCTGGAAAGCATGCTGGTCGAGGGGTTGCCAGTTTCGTATCCAGTAAACTGTTCAGGTGTATTCGCGGTAATCGACTCGGCCACCAAAACCGGTAAAGATAACGACGGCACCGCTGTGGTATACTGCGCAGTAAACCGAAGCGCATTTGGGCACCCTTTAGTCATTCTTGATTACGACATCAAGCAAATTGAGGGGGCGCTGCTCGAACACTGGCTGCCTTCCGTGTTCGAACGATGCGAAGAACTGGCCAAAGAGTGCAAAGCCCAGGTTGGGTCCCTCGGGGTTTGGATCGAAGACAAGGCAAGCGGCATGGTACTCCTTCAGCAAGGCGCTAGGCGCGGCTGGGCCACTAATGCCATCGACAGTAAGCTAACCTCGGTGGGCAAGTCAGAGCGAGCTATATCAGTATCGGGGTACGTGTATCGAGGAATGGTAAAGGTGTCCCAGTTTGCCTATGACAAAATGGTTAACTACAAAGGGTCCACCCGCAACCATATGTTAAACCAAGTTCTCACTTTTACTATCGGTATCAAAGACCAGGGCGAAGACGACTTGTTAGACGCATTTTGCTACGCAGTAGCAATCGCTCTGGGCAACAACGAAGGGTTCTAACATGGATTTGGTCGAAAAATTGTCCGCTACCCTCGGTTTTCGCGGGATCTTCGTTTCCCCTCAGAAACTCGCTGAGGCTCTTAATTCTGTCGGTATTGCACTCGTAACCAGCCCGAGTTCTGGTGTATCCTCCCATCTGGCGGAACATCGTAAGCTGTTCGCTGAAAACTCATGAAGTAGGGTGTCACCTTGTCCACGATCAATATCTCTGGGACTAATGTGGGTGGCTCACTTCAGCAATTGTTGATGTGCGACGAAATCGTGCCTGGGAGCGACGTTTCTTACCAGATTTGCAAAGCCATTTACTCGTATCATCCTCTTGGTCGAAAAATGGCTGATTCCCCCATTGTGATGGCACAAAGCCAGCCTCGCCAAATCAGCATTACTAATGCCCCAGAAGACCGAGTTCGAGAAGCATTCGAGAACGAATGGGCAAAGATGGACGTAGACGGCATAATCTCGCAGGTGGCGAGTATTGCCCGGATATATGGTATCGGCTCTGTGGTCATGGGTGCAGAAGGCGTCGAGCCAGACCAAGAAATATCATTCGATAAACTTGCTGATTTGTCGTTGTATTTCAATGTTCTGGACCCGCTGAACACTGCGGGGTCTTTGGTGCTGAACCAGGACCCTAACGCTCCAGATTTCCAGAAACACACTATCGTCACTGCCGCCGGTAAGCCATACCATCGCAGCCGCGCAGTCGTGTTGATGAACGAACGTCCTGTCTATATCGAATACACTACGTCCGCGTTTGGTTACGTGGGTCGTTCTGTGTATCAACGTGCTTTGTTCCCGTTGAAATCGTTCGTGAATACCATGGTCGCGGACGACATGGTGGCCCGTAAGCTTGGCTTAATTATCGCTAAGCTCAAAGCCCCAGGCTCGATCATCGACAACGCGATGCAACGTTTGGCGGGCATTAAGCGTGAAATTCTTAAGGAAGCCCAAACCAACAACGTGCTGTCTATTGACACGGCGGAAGATATTTCTGCTATTGATATGCAGAACGTGGATGGTGCAGGCACATACTCTAGAACTAACATTTTGAAAAACATCGCTACTGCGGCGGACATGCCGGCCAAACTGCTGGATAACGAAACCCTCGTCTCTGGCTTCGGAGAGGGCGTAGAAGACGCCAAGAATATCGCCCGGTATATTGATGGGATTCGGCGTTGGATGGCTCCTCTCTACGCGTTCTTCGACGACATTGTGGCACGTCGTGCGTGGAATGAGGGTTTTTATAAAACCATCCAGGAGGCATTTCCTGACTATAAAGATGTTGGGTATAAAGAGGCATTTTGGCGCTGGAAAAACAGCCTGAAAACCGAATGGCCGTCACTGCTCAAAGACCCCGAGTCTGATTCCAAAATTGAAGATGTTCGCCAAAAAGCGGTCATGTCGATGTTGGAAATTTTGCTGCCGCAAATGGACCCCGAAAATCGGGTTAAAGTTATTGCCTGGGCGGTAGACAATGCAGGTGAGAACAAGCTGTTGTTCCCTATGCCGCTTGTTCTGGATTTTGACGAACTTAAGAACTTCGAGCCTCCCACACCCCCTGCCGCCCCCGCTCCGCCCAAACCCGAAACTAGCGGAATGTAACAAATGCATGACGATGTTGCTGCGTCGTGATGCTACTGCCGATCGGGCGGGTCCTCTCCCCTCGCCCGATCGGTGGGACCAAAACGGTGTAGAAGCGGAGTCGAGACGGATCGTCCGGGCTAGGCTAGAAGCCGATCATATGAGAAGCGCCCGTCAAACTGCAATGACAAAACTGGCGGGTTTACGGCACGGCGTGTTGGCGTTTCTGCGAGTAGCGGAAGAGATAGAAGCTCTTGACGCTCAAATTGATCGGATAGGCCAATGAGTCGGAATGAAAAACCGCTAAGTTTTTATGAGGTAGTCACCGCCGCAGTACGGGATATCTCGGAACACGGATATGATAGTCAAACCCGTGTGGATTTTTGGCTGGGCGAAATCGCCAAAGCGGCTGCCCGCGATATGACCCCGCCCCATGTGTTGCAAGAAACTTTGAACGGGGCGTTGCGCGGATTGTACCAGCGCCTAATCGACAAGGGCGGAATTCTGCAACAACACCCCGGAGTTTCTCGTTATACTCTTGAAAAGATAAAACCCGCTCTTCGTGCCGAGTTGGATAGGCGTATCGTGGCGTCGGCGCAACTGATCAAACTGAACCGAGAAGCGGCTATCCAGAAAACGTTGCAACGGTTCAGTGGGTGGGCCACGTCGATCCCCATTGGCGGGTCGGAAGTGGTGGACAAAGTAGACACTAAAGACGACATCAAAAAATCGCTTAAACAGCTACCTTTTGAAGAACGTCGGGTAATCATCGATCAAAGTCACAAGTTGGTGTCGTCTTTGTCTGAAATAGTCGCCCACGACGGCGGGGCGATCGCCGGAGAGTGGCATTCGCATTGGAAACAACTAAATTATAACTACCGGCGAGACCACAAAGAGCGTGACCAGAAAGTGTACGCGGTTCGCGGGAACTGGGCTATTGAGCAAGGGTTGATGAAAGTCGGCCCTGCAGGATATACTGACGAAATCACCACCCCTGGCGAAGAAGTATTCTGCCGGTGCTATTATCGTTGGTTGTATAACGTTCGTGATTTGCCTGACGACATGGTAACGGTTAAAGGCAAGGCTAAACTGGCCGAAATCAGAGGTTTACTTAAGTCATGATCAACCTTGACGACGCGTTAGCGCGAATTGACCGGTCTCTAAGTCGTAAACGGGCCATGGCGTCGGTGTCTCAAGCGTTTCCGCGCGTCAAGGTTGATGAAGCCGAACGGAAAATCGCTAAACTTTTGGCTAAAATTGATTCGCAGTTGGGTGGTGTTCGATCTGACGCCGCAGAATTTAAAGAAAATGACCACCCTCGCGGACCAGACGGCAAATTCACGTCTGGAGCAGGCTCTTCCGGCAAAACGTCACCGGGGGTGGTAAGTTACCGCCAGACTTTGGGCAAGAAAATCAAAGGAACTTCTCGCGGTTTGATCCGCCATATGCTGACTGAAGGCGGGTATTCTGAAGAAGAAATCCTTCAGGCTGCTCGTGATGAATACGGTCCGATGGATGAAACTCACGATTATATCGGTGAAAATCTCAAACAATTAAACGAAGAACGGGCAAAAGCGGGAAAAAAAGAACTAACCCGCCCGCCTGTTAAAGTGCAACGAGACCCAGGTATACGTAAGTACGTCCGTAAAGGGCCTGTCCATAATTCCGATAGACTATCTGAAATTATGGATTTTCAGAAAAGAACAAAATCCGAAAGCGACTGGCATATACGTACTGCCGTTTGGGCAGATGCTTCCGAAGATTTTTTGGACGTAATTGCTGGCACCGCGCAATTGGGTGGTGGCGTAATATCGCGTCCAGATTTAGAAAAATTCCTTTGTTATTATCATACCGAGTCTTCGTTAATTCAAATGGCCTGTTCATTTACAGACCCCGACTCCGCCATTGTGTTTAGGCATGAATACGGCCACGCAATCGATTTTAAAAGTGGGTCTACTCAAAAATCAGCCAAATACGTTGCGGAACGCGACGAAGACGCTGCTAGCATTTTAGGGTCGGCCTGGACTCCCGACAATGGCGAATGGGACGTGGAGAAACGGTTGGAATTTAATGACCGGGTCATGAACCAAATTGATTACTCCAAGGGCACAACTCAAGCCGTTTCAAAATCCCCACGTGGTTATACTCCTAAGGCTTTTTTCCATGATTTTGTGGGGGCTTTAACTTGCAACGTGTTGGGACAAGGCCACACGGACGAGTATTATAAAGGAAACCCTGACGCGCGTTTGGCCGAAATGTTTGCCAACTACGTTACGTTGACACAGGGAAAAGACGGGGATTATTGGGCGGGCATTTTGCATAAAATCGCCCCCAAATCCTGTTCGCGTTTCGACGAAATGCTTGAAGGCACCGCCGAATGGGGCCGTGTTACGATGAAAAAGGACTAAGTTATGGAACTGGATTTGTACGAAGTTACTGCAGAATACAAACGCAAGTTTGGAAGTCTTCCAAATTTGATGGGGTTTTCGCCCACAGCTTATGCCAAAATTCCTGAAGTATTGGCACTGGCTATTGTTAATGGGAAAAAATTATCCGAAGAAGAGTATTATCGGCAATTGGGGGTTAATCCTCCTCCCGACGATAAAAACTTCATCATTTAGCCTAGGGCTGTAAAATGATCAAAGCCGCCGGTATTATGTTCTTGACTGACGACGGCGAAACGCTGTTGCTAAAGCGTGGACCGGGCGGGGACTGGCCGGGGGCTTGGTGTTTTCCGGGTGGAAAACAGGAAGATGGCGAAACTATCGAAGAAGCTGCCAAACGCGAATGCGTCGAGGAGCTGGGTTTTTTACCTAAAGGCCCTCGGATGGAGTGGACTAGGCGTATTTCAGCCAACGAGGCACCCATTCCTGAAGAAAACGTGAATCCTGTTCCCCCCATCGGGGACAAGGTAGATTATACTACATTCATTCAGCGTGTCGGTCAACCGTTTATCCCTAGATTGAACGGGGAACACACGGCGTTTACGTGGATCCACGTTTCCAAGGTTTTCCCTCATGGCTCGCAAGAGCCTGAGAAGGGCAAAGAAATAGTTCGATGAGCAAAGAACCCCGTATTGAGGTCCTTGACTTAGGAGCCATCCATCCCGGAGTTCGTATATCCATCGAACGACTGGGCATGGACGAAACCGATGTGGCCAAGGCCATTCGTGACGGCGAGTTGGTCAGTCCGCAGCACTATGAAAATGTGGCTCTGTTCGCTGTCCGCATCACCGGGACTGGGTCGGCTTATCGGCACAAATTGGACGAATATGTTTATCGGGACCCTGCCCTTTATTTGAATCAGGATTTTCTGGATCGGTGTAATGGTTTGCCGGTGATTTGGGAACACCCCGATACTGGCAAGTTAAATACTGAAGAATTTGCTGATCGAATCGTTGGAACTATTGTTCTACCGTATATTCGTGGAGAGGAAGTGTGGGGTATCGCAAAAATCTATGATGCCGATGCCGCCCGCGCGATGGAATCAAAGCAACTTTCTACATCACCTGCAGTTGTGTTCCGGTCTACAGATGGAAACAAGCAGGCGACGTTGGAAAACGGGTCTGCTCTATTGGTCGAGGGCAAACCTAGTTTACTAGACCATCTTGCCATCTGTGAAGAGGGCGTTTGGGACAAAGGTAGAGACCCTACCGGAGTCGAGCTTCCAACCACTACTGTTGAAATTTCCGAGGGGTCAGAAATGCCTGATTTTGAAAAAGAAGCCCATGGCGCTGAAAAGCGAGATGATTCCGGGACCGGCGGCGGCAATCTGGACAAACTGTTGAAGGGTATCGACGCCCTTTGTGGTCGTCTGGATTCCATGGAAAAACGCATGGATTCCATTACTTCCCGTGCTCGCAAGGACGACGACACGGAAGAAGAGGAAGTCATGGGCGAGCCGAAAGAATTGGCTGCTGATGACGACGATGACAAAAAGCCTCGCAAGGACGCACGTCGTTCGCATCGCAAAGACGATGACGACGACATGAAACATCGCAAGGACGCCCGTCGTTCGCATCGCAAAGACGACGACGAAGATGACAAAATGCCCGCTCATCTCAAAGCCGATGACGACGATGACGACGATGACGACGATGACGACATGAAGCATCGCAAAGACGACGACGAAGATGACAAAATGCCCGCTCATCTCAAAGCCGATGATGACGATGATGATGACGACATGAAGCACCGCAAGGACGCACGTCGTTCGCACCGCAAAGACGACGATGACGACATGCGGCATGCCCGCAAGGACTCGAATTCGGTGAGCAAGCACATCGCCTCGGAAATTCGCCGTTTGGCCGCTTCCGTCGCTCGCATGCCGAAAAGCATGTCGGATGCTGATTATGCCGCGATGGCCGATCATCAAGCCCGTGCTGACGCCGTTTATGGTGGTTTCGGTGAACGTGCCCCGGCTCCGCTGCAAGGCGAGTCTCTTGGCGCTTACCGCGTTCGTCTCGCCAAAGGTGTGCAAAAGCACTCTGAGTCTTGGAAAGGCGTTGCTCTCCGTGATTTGCCGGCGAACGTGCTCGAAATCGCTGAACAGCGTATTTACGCGGACGCTACTGCGGCTGCTAAGAACCCGACCGACGTTCCTTTCGGCAAGCTGCGTGAAATTCGCCGTCGCGACGGCGCTGATCGCATGATCACCGAATTCGTTGGCGAGCCGAACGCATGGATGGGCGAATTCCGCACTCCCCCGCGTTCGATCAGCAAGCCGTTTTTCCGTCCTCGCACCGGGAACTAATCCACAATGGCAAACTCTGTCTCCTTCAATCCGATGCTGACCACCAACAACTACGGTGGTTTCAGCACTCAGTCCTACGGCCTCGTTCAAGGCGTGGCCATGGACGACCCCGCCGTTCGTTACCAGCTGATGGGCGGTACCCTGGCGACTTCCGAAACCTTGCCGATGTGGGGCGGCGTTGGTATTTATGCCAACACTCCTTCTTACAACACTGACGCTACTACGGGCGTTGTGGTTGGTCGCGGGACCACCATTTCGGCCAATGCGAGCGGAAAGCTGGTTGGTTTTTCGGTGTTCAATCAGGCGACTGCTTGGAATACTTGGCCCCAGTCTCCGGTGCCTACTGGCGCGGGCGGCATGACTGTTCCGTTCTACCTGTTCGGCTCTGACGCCCGCATTGCAGTCGCTTGCGATCCGTCGCTTGCTGCCTCGCTTTCGGGTGGCGCGATCAATCAGGCGGTTTACTGGGATTTCAACGCTCAGTGCCTCGTTGCGTCGGCATCTGCCTCCTACAGCGTTACTTCGCTCACTTGGTCGTCCACCAACGGTGGTCAAGTCGCGGTGGTGATGTCGGGTGCTACTCCGGTTGGTGGCGTTGGGGACAGCTTCACCCTGGCAGGCGCTACTAACAGTGGCACTGGCTCGGTTGCTGCGATCAATACGACCCATCAGGTCAACACCTTCACCAACAGCCAGAATTTCACCTTCCTGCTTCCGGGCACGTCGGCCATCTGGGGCACCTTGGGCGGCACCATTACGCTGGTTTACAGCGAAGCGGCGCTTCCGGTGCAGGTTCTGCGCGTTCAGAACGGCAACAGCAAAGTTGTCGTTTGGGACCCGGTGAACAACGTCGCCACCTGGAATAACAGCGGCACCGCCGCCTTGATCCTGATCTAAGGAGCCGCACTCATGGCTAACATTACCGCCGCCCGCGTAATGGTTTCTCCGCACTACATGGTGCCGGAAAAGCTGTTGCAATACAATCAAGCCTCTGGTGCATTCGACGCCCTGGCTGGTGCAAACCCGCAAGTTCGCTTGGGTGAAGGCGATCTCTACGTGTATATCGACGCGTTCGATATCCGCACGGTGATGTCGTCTGGTCAAAGCGAATACAACTCGCTTCCCAGCGTTACGGTGACCGCCCGCCAGATTTCGACCCCGACTTATTTGCAGCGCGTTCGCGCAGAATACGACCATCACGACACCGCTGCCATGTCGCAGTGGGGCGTCAGCATCGTCGAAGCGCAGCGTCTCGGCATGCGTCAGGGTCATTTCCAGCTGATGCGTTCCGCTCTGCTCTACGGCATGAACGGCGCGAACGGCGAAGGCTTGCTGAACACTTCTGGCGCTACCACGGTCAACCTCCCGGCTGACTCGAACGGCAACACTACCGTTGTCACTTACGACAACGGCCAAATGGCGTTCTTCCTGCTGTCGCAGGTGTCGGCCATGAAGACCCGCACCATGCAGCTCGGTATGGGTCACCGTATTGTGATCCTCGGACCGCAGCGTGTTCTTGGTTCGTGGGAGTATCAGGATATCGTCCAGGTTACCCAGTTCCAGCGCGTCGGTGCCGGCTCTCTCTCCACTGCCGGCGTTGTCAAGGCGGTTGGCGAGATGAACGAGGACGAAATCCTCTGGTGCTACGACGATACTTTGATCGGCAAAGGTGCCAATGGTACTGACGCTGTCCTGATCGTCATGCCGGAAGTCGAAAAACCCCGTGGTGGCCGCGTCAACACCAACGCGTTCGCTGAACTGTCGCCGGGTCTCGCGGCTTGCACCATGCAGTTCTGCGACATGGCCGCGCCTCGCGAAATCCCGACCCCGCTGCCGGGTGGCGCGATTGACGTGCTTTCGGAAATGCGTATCACTTCTGGTTGGGGCGTTCGCCCGGAAGCTATCGCTATTCTGAGCATGCAGTACCAGTAAGCCTACAAACGTCGAGGAGAGGTTAAATGACCACGCTATACGTCGCCAATGCCAGCAAGCAACGGCACGACTTCATCTACCGCGTTCGGGAGGAAACTTCGGTTCGTCGGCAGCAGATCCCGCCCGGTGGGCAAATCACTGTCTATCAACCGAACGCTACTCCCGAAATTCTGCACGATATCGTCGATCAGCACAAAGTGTATGGGCTGATCGACGTTGCGGAAATCGATCGCCGTAAGCCGTTCGTGGGGCTGTGTTATTCTTTCGACAAGCCTATCAAAGTCGAAAAAATCATGTATGCAGACGAACACAATGCGGGAGTTCTGACCGAGGTGAGTCAGGAATCCCGCAAGCTTTCGGCGGCGGCGCTTCATGACGCTATCAGTCGGGTTACTGAAGGTGCCGCGCGGCTGGACGCCCTCGAAATGGAAGTCGTCGAACAGAACAAAACCAACGAACCCGGCATCAACGAAGTGGTGACGGTAAACAATACCGGGAAGGCCGATCCATCCCCCCGGCGTGGACGCAATAGGAAAACCTAATGCTACCAACAGTCGCGGGGTTTTTGTTATTCATTCGTAACGTCATGGGGATCAGCCCCTTGGTGTTGCCGGATAACAGCCCCACGATTAATTGGGCTCTTTCTATCGCTACCATGTTTGTCAATCCGGATTTGGGGGTGGTGGGTTCGTCTTTGAATGCATCTCCCCAGACTAACTTATTTGTTCAAGCTACTTATAATCTAGCTGCTGACAATTTAGTAAACTATGCCCAGGATCAAACTGGGCGTACTTATTTTGCTGATTTGCGCGCCAGTCTAAAAATCAACAATTTCGCTGCTGGTGTTGTGCAATCCGCGTCTGATGGCGGAACAAGCGATAGTCTAGTAGTTCCAGAGGCTTTGAAAAATCTCACCTTGGCAAATTTGCAGAATCTCAAAACCCCATGGGGTCGTGCATACCTTGCCATGGCCCAGACTGCCGGGACGTTGTGGGGGGTCGCATGACCACTTTGCACCTGGGTGTTGTCGATTTTCCTTATGCCAATCTGCCCAAAGATTATAAAAAATATAAAATGAAATCCGGCACTCCCGGCGTAGCCAGCACTGGAGACGTAGCGACGTGGCTTGAAAACAAGTATCACGTCATGGAAGTTTTTTTTGAAGATAAACATCAAAAAATCAGCGATGCTATGGAAAATTCCATTCTTGGTGCGCTGGAAAGTTTGTTAAAAGGCGGGATCGCAACCGGAAACCCATTTAGCACGGCAGAAGATATTATTGCGACGGAATTTAAGCAATTTTTGTCGTCTCGTGATATTGAAAATATCGGCATTCCGGGCGTTCCGACGCAAGCGGCTTTAGATGGCGTCAGCCATCGCTTCAAAAATCCACGATTTAAAACCGTTGGAAAAGGAAAAAATAAGCGCCTTGTGAAGCGACCTCGCCGGCCAAGTTTTATCGACACCGGC